GCCGAATCTTTCGGCGTCAGTGTGGAAGAACTCGTTTCGTCCGATTTCCGGGATAAGGTTCTTTCCATGGATGAAAATGCCGACCGTGTGGAAGAGCTGGAAGAGGAACTGGAAGAGGCGGAGAAACGATACAAAGCAGCCCCGGAAACCGTAACCAAAATGATACGTTTCCGCGAGAAATTTACCTTCCTGAATTCTCCGGATTGTCCCGACATTCTGAAAATACTTGTTTCCGACATGTTCACCGCATACGGGAAGTATAAGGAAGCTTTCGCCCGCCTGGAAGCTACGCCGGATGATGTCAGTTCACTTTCTACAGCACAGGAAGCGCAGGCGGTTGTGGAAAACTTCATCGCTAACCGCGAGATGTGGGATGAACTGGAATATTACCGGGAGAACGGAAAGATTCTGGGTAAATGTGAGAAGGTAAAAAGTTTGTCCGTCCGTAAGGGCGTCGAGAACCTTTCGGATATCGACATACAAAAGGCACTGAATAACGCCCGCGCCAACCTTTCAAAGAATAAGGCGAAACTGGAACAGGCCGGGGATGATGAGAAGAAGAAAGCGAGTGCCCTTGCATTGATCCAAAAGTGGGAAACTACACAGAAGGCCATAGAGGAAGAAATTGAGGCGCGAAAAAAAAAGTAATTGAACTTATTGCCAGTCTGACAGGGAAACGGCAACGGATCACAAAGAACCTGGGCCGTTTCTCTCACCCTTGCGACCGCTCGGAGCTGGGGCACCAGCTCAAGACATTAACCCTCCGGATAGAAAAAGAAGAAAGCCGGCTTAAACAACTTTCCAATGATTACAAACCAAATATATAACGAGGATTGCCTGGAGGCGTTGAAACGTGTTCCGGACAATTCCGTAGATTGTATAATAACCGATCCGCCTTATTTCCTGGGAATGACACACAACGGGCAGAAAGGCAGTTTTAAAGATTTGTCTATCTGTAAACCCTTTTACCGGGATTTGTTCCTGGAGTTTAACCGGGTGAAGAAACCCGGTGCTTGTGTGTACTTTTTTACGGACTGGCGCGGGTATGCTTTTTATTATCCGTTGTTTGACTTGTATTTAGGCGCGTCAAACATGATCGTCTGGAACAAACAGTCGGGCCCGGGTAATCATTACGCCTTTATACATGAGCTTATTTTGTTTCATTGCGGAAAGGGTGTTTCTATCGGTGCCACAAACATAATAGATAATATCCGGTCTTTTGCTTCCGGTGCGAAACTGGTAGAAGGTGAAAAGGTTCATCCCACACAGAAACCGGTGGCGTTGATCCGTAAACTGATTGAAGACAGTACAAAGCCCGGCGATCTGATCCTGGACACTTTCGGCGGTTCCGGTACTACGGCCGTGGCAGCCATTGAAAGCGGCCGGAACTTTGTATTAATGGAACAGGACGAAATTTATTATTTCACGGCACAGAAACGAATAAAAGATGCGTATGAACGATTTAACGGTGGTGGATAGTATTTACCTGGATGCGCAGCAAAAGGAGGATGTACGGCGTTTGTCTTCTTTAGGGTATTCGCCGAAAGACATAGCCGTTTCCCTGGGGCTTTCTTTGGAGGATGCCGGGCTTTTTGTCCGGGATGCGGAAACGGTAGGAACTTCCGTTAACTTCCTGATCCGGGAAGGGATTCTGGTAGCACGTGCCGCGCCTGAAATAAAACTCCATGAAGCGGCGGAAGGCGGAAACGTGGAAGCTATAAAACAGCTGGAGGCCGTACGGAAAAGACATACTTTTGAACGTTTAATCGAACAAATGGATGACGACGAATTTAATTAAGCCCTCACGAATAGACTTTGACAAGGTGGATATCAACCAGATTCAAAGGATTCTTTCTACCGGTACGCTGGAAGCACTCGCGCCCGATGAAAGGGAATATTACAGCCTTATGGAAATGGTACGGGGCCTTCGTGCCCGTATGCGTATAAATGGCAAGTTGGTGACAAAGGCCGGTATCATCCGCCTTTTAAAGTCGGAGCCTTACGGCCTTTCGGACTGGATGGCCCGCCAGGTGTACGCCGACAGTCTCAATTTCTTTTATACACAGGATAACGTACGCCCGCAGGCTTTCGCCAACCTGTATGCGGAAAAGGCCGAAAATTGGGCGAATACCGTCTTTCTTATGGGTAATGTAAAGGAGGCTAAGAACCTTCTGAAACTGGCGGCGGAACTTCGCGGATGTTATAAGGACCAACAGACCGAAATACCGGAGGAACTGCTTTCACAGAAAAGCACGGTTATTTATACTACCAGCCGTAAGGATCTGGGTGTTCCTGAAATCGACCGTAAGGAACTGGAAGAGTTTATCGACGCGATCCCGGAAATTCCTGTTATTGTACGTGATAATATAAAAGAGGACGCGCGTATTAAAGCTTTTGACCTGAAAAAACGTATGTTGTATGATATCAAAGAGTTCGGGGAAGATAACGAAGGTGAGTAACGCCGATGATGTGGAAATCAAATACGGCCATATAATCCAGGTTCTGACGGACTGGATCGATACTACTATCCTTGTATCTGTTGACGGGCGCGGTACGGCCAAATCGACCGTTATACAAGCCAGGCGTTCCGCCCGTTGTGTGGAAGAAATGCCCGGCGGTGCGTTCGCTTTTGTTGCCAATACCTACAGTAACCTGGAAGATAATATAATGCCGGCCGTACAGAAGGGCTGGCAGCTTATGGGCCTGATCGAAGGGGTACACTATGTAAAAGATACCCGCCCGCCTGAATCCTGGCGGCGTAAATGTTCGGTTATCGTGGATGATTACAAGCATGTTTACAGCTTCTGGAACGGATGTGTTATTTTCATGGGATCACTGGATAACCCTTCGCTGCTTGCCGGAAAGTCTGTAATACATCTGTTTTATGATGAAGCGAAGTACGACAAGGAAATGAAAGTAAACCGCGCTATGCCTATTCTTCGCGGTGATGCGATCACTTACGGACATTCCCATTTATTCCTGGGGATAACCATTACTACCGATATGCCGGATATCGACGAAAACGAGTACGACTGGTTTTTCCGGTATGTCAAGCAAATGGACCCGGAACGGATCATTAAAATAGTACAGGCGGCAAGTATGCGTAATGACCTGGTAATTTCTCTATTAAAAGAAGAAAGAAAAAATAAGCCTTCCCCTTTGAAACTGAAACGTTTGAAACGGGATATTGAATATTACGACCGGGCTTTGTTGAAGTTGAGAAAAGGACAAACGTTCTTTCTTAACGCTTCTTCATTCGCTAATGTTGAGATACTTACGATTGATTATTTAAAGCGGTTGTATAATGGTACGCTGGAGCTTCACGAATTTAAAAAGTCGGTGGTGGGTATGCGTCCCGGTCTTCGCAGGGATTTACGTTTCTATGTGTTGTTTGGTGAAGGACATAAGTATTATAACGGTACCATGTCCGGAGAAGCCGCTTACAGCTCGCGGGAGCTCCGGTACCTGCACCATGATAAAGCGATTGAAGGTGGTATGGACTTCGGTAATATGCTTTCTTTGGTGATCGGTCAGCCGGACGGTGCTTATTACCGGGTACATAAGAACTTTTTTGAGATACCGCCGGGCTGGTTCCGGGAGATCGCCGACCAGTTCCTTTCTTTTTTCCAGAACCACGAATACAAAGAACTGGATTTGTACTATGACCGTGCAGGTAATAACTTTGAAAAACAGAAGGAGGATTACGCGGGTAAGATCAAAGACGCCATAGAAAAAGACGGCAGCGGAAACCGTACCGGCTGGATCGTAAACCTAAAGAGCCGCAAACAGGCAGTTATCCGGCAGGATGCGGAATACGACTTCATGCAGGAGATTATGGGCGGTACCAACAAGAACCTGCCTATCCTGTTGGTTGATGCGGTGAACTGTAAAGAAATGGTTAGTTCTGTAGAAAAGGCAAAGGCTGAAATCAAATACCGGGGTAATTCTAAAGTAGTGTTCAAAGTGAAGAAGTCCGAAAAGCTGGCACCAAAAAAACTACCGATGTTATCCACCAATTTCTCCGACGCTTTCAAATACTTACTGATGCGCCCCGGCTGGATAGCTTT